ATTTCTTCCAGTTTGTTATGCACGACGTTGGCCAGTCCGGCGAAATCTTCTACCTGCATGACCTCGCCGGGTTTGCTCTCACAGGCCATAAACGAGATGCCTCTGAGCATGGAGACGATGCTGGATAAGTCCTGATGGGATTCTTCGCTCATCGCGTAGTGCGCATGGGCGGTGTCAACGTGGGTTTTGGTAGTCATGGCGACCTCCTTGTAGCGGGTTTGTTTTTCCGCTCGCCCGCTGTCAAACGGGTGGCAGAACCGTGCGGGTTGACAGACCGGCTACAAGGACCCGGCAGGGAGTTGCCTCCCTCCCGCACGGCCCGCCATTGGAGGCCAATTGCGCATAAAAAAACCGCGATGGGTGCGGTTGTGCGCCTTGTAGTCTCCGGGCTGTCAAACCCGATGGGGGCATTATGGCTGATGGGGCGTTGGTGTCAATAGATTTTTATTTTTCGCGGGCGCGAAAAAATATCTCCGGTGCGTGACGGTTATCAAATCACAGCTTGACGTGTAGAAATAATTTCTACACAATACCCTCATGACAACGAAACACCGTTTCCGCCAAAAATACCGTCTTGAAATTCGTGAGGACGACCATCTTCCCCCACATGCCCACTTGGCTGGCGCTGATATTGACGTAGTGATCTCGCTGGAAACGCTCGCTGTCACAGGCGAGGCTCCCAAGGCGCTGTTGGTGGAAGTGCTTGCATGGGTTGCTCAACACCGTGAAGAACTGATGGAGGAATGGAAAAAATGGCACGACTGACCCCAATGAGCCGCCCGCGCCTGAATGCTGTCGAGGCGTTGCCGGGTTATCGTCTGCGCTTGTCGTTCATCGACGGCAGCGTGATGACGGTAGACAAGAAAGAGACGGTTTTCATGAAGCGCGGTTTGGCCCCGTTGCGCAATGAAGCGGCCTTCGCCAAAGCCTGCATTGGTGAGGATTGCGGATGGACGGTTGAATGGCCGGAACATGATATTCAAATCGGCGCGGACACGCTCTGGTTGGATGCGCAAGCGCAGAACGCGCCCGATGAGAATACCCGCCTTTTCGCTTTATGGCGTGCCCGCCACGGTTTGACACTGAAACAGGCTGCCGAAGCATTGGGCATGACGACGCGCACGATAAGTGCCTACGGCACGGGCGCGCGCCCCGTTCCGCGTTACATTGCGTTGGCTGTCAAGGGCTGGGAAGCGGAACACAAGGTAGCCTGACATCCTGTGTGACGATGGCGTTGTCAAGGTTTCAGGCTGTAAAAACCTCTCAGGGCGTCAATTCTGGCGCGGCAGGCGTCATATTGATCGTTGGCGAATCTTGCCCAGATGGCAACGTCTTCATCTGTGGCCCACTGCCCGTCATCGGGATCGGCGGCAACGCCGACATCGGTGCGAGCAGCGCCACCGGTGGGCGCGGGCAAACTGGCGGAACCTCGGTCGTTGAGCAGCCGAACAACGTCAGCACTGAGGCACAAACGGCCAGACGTGAGTTTGCGGATTTCATCATCTTTTTCCCTTCCACGGGTAATGGCTTCGGCTTCGAGTTCCAGGACGCGGAGCGCAATGGCGTCTCCCTCGCGCTCGGTTTCAAGCGCCCTTTCAAGCGCAATACGCATCGCTTTTGCATGCTCTGCCTCGATGCGGGTGATTTCGGCCTTGAGCCGCCAGCCCTGACCAAGCCAGCCACCACAAAAAGCCGCGACGGCAATTGTGATCGCAATCAAGAGTCTCGTTTTCATGGCATATAGATTGCCGTGCGGCACAGTGCGGTGCGTTCCTGCGCCCGGTTCCAGACGCCGCGACATACCTTGTTGCCGGGGGTTGCGCAGTCGAACCCGCGCACGAAACGGTAGCGCAGGTAGAAATCGCAGTGCTCTTTGAGTTTTCCGGCGCGCGCCAGCGTGAGCAGGCTGGATGCCTGCCATCTGGCGCAGCCGAATTGATGCACAAAGTCAGCGGCAAGGTCGAACAGCGGCTGTGACGTCTCGCATTCCGGGCAGGATCGCCGGACACAGGCGGCGGCGTCTTCGGTGGCCAGCGAAAATTCATGGATCGCGCGCGCAATGGGGATGCGGTCGCCAAGCTGCACGCGCTTGCCCGTGCTTGGGTAGTAGGTGAGTCCGCCGACGTCGAGCGTAGCCGGATCGCCATTGACGGGCGTGATCGCAACCGCTTCTGTCGCGCCCGGCGCGGGCGCGCCTTCGTGTTGGAGCGTGAAGGCAATTCCGGCGGCACTGAGCGCCGTAACAGCCCCCCATTTGACGACGTTCGTCAGATCACGTTTGATCATTTTCGCATCCTGTTGTCTTGGACTGTTTGGCCTCTGCCCGGTCGCGCTCCTGCCTGCGCCGGTCGATGATGTCCCACGAAAACCTGTAGACGAGATGAACGAGCATCAATGCTGTATAGATCAATGTGACCAGCAGCATTATTTTGTCGATATTCCCCGTCACCGCCTCCATGACCGCCACATAGACGGGCGGGGAAGCCTTCAGACTTGATTTGACGATTTCAGACTGCATTTCCGGATTCATTTCAGTCCCACAGGTTGATGAGTTGCCTTGCTTGCGTTCTGGGCGCATCCGGCAGACGCACGCGGCAGCCTTCCTTCAAGAGCGTGTGCCGGTCGAGGCCGGGGTTGAGATCGAGCGCCGCTTCGACAACGCCCGCCGTGCACCCCAGCACGCGATGGCACAGCGCATCGAGCGGCTCGTCCTGGTTGGCGCGGACAATCTGCATCAGATCAACTCAACGGTCGAACGCGGCTGCCCGAGAATGTCCCGCACTGCCCAGAAAGCATTCCGGCGATGGTCGTCAATCGCAGGCTCCTGTTGTTCAGCGCGGCTTTGTGCGCTGCCCGTGGCGTCGAACCGCCGGTAACGCTCCATCAGGTCGGCGGCTGCCGTCTCGTAGACGGCGCGGCGATAAAGAAAGGGCAGGCGATCCGGCTCTTCGTCGGCCACGGCAGAAAGCTCGGCATACCCTTTTGCCTGTTGTGTCTGCCGCCATGCTTTGAGTTCGCCATTGACATGCACCACTGCCTCGATGAGCGCGTGCGAAAGGCGCTCCGACGTGACGGAGCCGTCGACGTTCATGGCCTCTCTGAACTTGCCGGGGTTGATGCCGGGCCAGAAAGGATGACGTGGCAGATCTGCCTCTGGTTTGACGTGGGCGGTGGCAACGAAAGTCATGATGTTTCGATGTGGTGGACGGTGGAGGGGGATTTGGGTGTGAGGAGAGGGATGCGCCCGCCTCCCCCTGCCGTCCGGCTGCGTGGATCGCTCGGTCAGCCATCCGCGCCATTTGGCGCGGGCGGCATTTTCTTGATGACTCTTTCGAGCCGTTCGATATCCTTCTTCACGCCGACGTTCTGATTGAGCGCGAGCGCGCGGCGCAGGCAGATGAGCGCCTGCTCCGGCTTGTCGTCTTGCTCCAGCGTGAGGCCCATCGTCTTCTGCACCTTCGCCCGCACTTCATCCGGCATGTCGCGGCCCTGTGTCAGGCGGTCGGCTTCTGCCAGCGCAGCAAGCTCGGGCACACGCTTCTCGTCGAGCGCCTTTTTTGCCGCGTCGGCAAACTCTTCTGCAATCAGGCAGGGCAGCGTCCGGTTGTAGCGCGTGGGCAGCTTGAGGTTGTGGCGCAGCGCATACTCGGCGATTTTGAGCGCACCGTAGAAATCACCGGTGTCGATGCGCCAGACCATGACGTTGACAAGGATATCGTCCTGTTCGCCACTGTCCGCTTGCAGAGCGCCATCGACCCATGAATCGTACTCCGGGAGCATCTGCCGCTTGAGGTCGATCTTTTTTTCGCGGGACTGGATGAGTTTCAGCCTGCGCATATCGGCGTCGAGCTTGGCGCGCATCAGTTCATAGGGCTTTGCTTCCGAGAGCGGCGCAAAGCGCGCCTTGGCGGCGTTGTGTGCCGCCAGAGCAGAAGAACGCTGACGATGGTGACGGGCAGGAGAGAGCATGATTACGCCGCAGTTTTGATGTTTTCGATTAGGGCTGCGCAGCCGTAGTCTTCGACGACGTAGGCGTCGTTCGAGGATTCGTAGTTCTCGATACGGTCTCGCTTCGCATTGTCGACCACCGTGCGGCGGCGTGCGCCTTCCTGGTAGTAGCGGCTCAAGTTGTCGAGGCGTGTGATCAGGATGGCGTTTTCCGGGAAGTACGGAACCTGCACAGCTTGCAGGCCGCCGATGCGCTTCTGGCTGATGATGAGGTCGGCGGCGATTTTTTCGGACGGCGGCTGAACAGCGTTGACGAGCGGGAAATACTTGTCGGAAAAAAGCGCGCTGCCAATGATGGCGACAAGTTCCGTGTCGCGGCGATACCAGGGGTCGATCAGTTCCCGAACGGCGTCGAAGACTACGGCATCCAGGTTGTTGTAATCGCCGCCCTCGTAGACATTGATCGCCCCGGAATCCTCCACGACCTCTGAGAGGACGCGCTCTGCAGCGTTCTGGCGGATTTTTTCCAGCCAGCCCACGTTGACATCTTGCAGCAGCGGGTTGGCAACGCGGTCGGATGTTGCAGCGCGGGAAGTGCCGTTGAAGCCGATGCACAGAACGTCCAGCGCCTGCCGCTTGAGCACCGCGTCCCGGAATTTTGTCTGAAAATCCGGGAACTTCGCCCAGGCGTCGAGCTTGGCATACGTGAGATACGTATCGAAGTTCGTCTGAGTACAGGCGTAGCCGTCCTTGTCCATGTTCGTCGGGTCGGCAGGCTGGCGATCCTGTACGGCGGTGTTCGTGGTGCTGGCAATCGTCGATCCGATGCCGAGACCGATTTTCTCGCCCGACTGCTCCTGGACGCCGATGTTGTTGATGCGTCCGAGAAACTCGCTTGTTTCCTGAATGCGCTGCTCCAGCGTCTGCTGAACGGATGGATCGACAGAATATTTCTGGCCGAGCGAAACGGGGATGCCGTTCAACTCGCCCATGCGCGCCATGTAGGCGTTGAAAAGTTCGCGTGTTTCGTTACGCATGATGGTGTTTCTCCGGTTGGGGTTTCGTTCGCTGTTGCGGGGTCAGCAGTCGGTCTTTGCGGCGCTGCTCGCGCCGGTGGCAGGTGGCCGGGCGGGCGCATCAGGCTGCTTTTCGAGGCTTGCCTTGAAGGATTTGAATTCTTCCGCCTTGGCAGCCAAAGCGGTTTCAAGTTCCTTTATGCGCGTCTCATGAGCAGTAATGGAAGCCTCGATCCGCGCGCTGGCTGACAGCACTTCGCGCTGGCTCTCCGCGATGGAGGTGACGGCCTGTGCGTGATCGGAAAATCGTGCATCGGTGGTTTTGCCGGTAACGCCTAGCAGTTCTTTGACGCGGGCAAAGAGCCTGTCTCCAAGCGACGTTTCCGGCTTGTTATCAGTGTCGGCATGCTCGATTTCAATCGACGTTTCGCCCGCAAATGCGTAGCGGTTGTCTTTCGCTCCGGGGAACGCAGAAAAGCGCATCGTTTCCGTACCCAGGCTTGCGGGGGTGTCAGTAAGCGCCAGGCCAGTGAGGTAGCTGACGCCATGACCAACGAAGTTCGGCATGACTTCCATCGAGGCGAAAGCCTTTTTGCCCTTGTGCTGCAACTCGGCAGCAGCGTCTGACACATCGGCAACGGCCATCAGTTGGAGGCGCTTTTCACCCAAGATTTCCGTTTCGCGGGTACTCAGCGAGATCACTTTCCCGTAGGCGGAAAATCCGGAATCCGGGAAGAACGAGATGTAATGCTCCAGATTGACCAGAGCCGTGTAGACGGCGGGGTCGTAGCTTTTCGCCATCTCTTCGATCTGCTGCCGGGTGATGTTGCGCCCGTCGATGGTCGGGCCTTCAGTGGCGATTGCGAATGGCTTTGTGGTGGGCATGGTTTGGGGCCTCGGACGTGATGCCTGTATCGTCCGGCGTCAGGCGGTAGTGGAGCAATGACCGTGTGTTGTAATGCGGCGCGGTACAACAGCGCGGCATTTATTGGTCACCCCGGCGGCGCGAAACTCCGGGCGTCCCCATCAGGAGCACATCATGCCCGCTTTTTATACACTACTCACTCAATATGGCGCAGCCGATCTCACCAACGCGCAAGTATTCGGGCTGCATGTCCCGTTGACGCACATCGCTATCGGCGACGGTGGCGGGAGCAGCGTGCAGCCGACCGAGCAGGCTACAAAGCTGGTGCATGAGGTTTTAAGACTGCCGATCAACAGCATCTCTGCCGACACCGATAATCCAAATTGGTTGGTTGTCGAGGCGACAATCCCTGCCAACGTCGGCGGGTGGACAGTACGCGAACTGGGTCTGATCGGCGGATTGAACACTCAAAACATCCAGGACACGCCGAACAACCCCGGAAACAAACTGCTGGCCTATGGCAACTTCCCGGATACCTACAAGCCACTATTGGCCGAGGGCGCGACAAAGGATCTTGTGATCCGGATGGTCGTGCAGGTGGCGAACACAAGCCTTGTCGAACTCAAGATCGACCCGGCGGTTGTCGTTGCGACACAGAAGAATCTTGCGCAAGCCGTTGCGGCGCATAGAACGGATGCGCAGGCACACCCTGATTTGTATGCGCCGAAAGGGCATCTTTCCGACGCGGCAGCGCATGCAGACATTCGGAAGAGTATTTCCAATCTCGAAAGCATCGTTTCCAACAGCGGAGCAGATATGGCCACCGCCATCACCGCTCGCATCACCTGGCTACCGTCCGGCGCACCACTGCCAACGCAAGATATAGGGCCGATCTGGCATGACGCTTATAACAGTATCATGACATGGCAGATTTTCGACGCGAACGGAGCGGGATACGAAGGTTATGCAAGTATCCTTGTCGGTTCGCCGCTGCTCGATGCGCAGCCAACTCCAAGAAAAGGTTACATCCCATCAGGCGCGGGTAATCTTTGCCGTTTTGCCTATGCAGCGGTGCGAAACTGGGCGATTCACGTCGGGAATAGGGTCGCGCCGAGCGCCTGGAAGGCCGGTGAGATTTGCGTGAAGGACAATGATGACGGCCTGACATTCACGCTGTACGACTTGCGGGGGCGGTTTCCACGGGCATGGAGTAACGGTTCGCCCGTCGATCCGGGTCGCGTGTTCGGAAGTGCGCAGGAAGACGCGACGCGACCTATTAAAGGGCGATTCGGTGGCATGTATGGATCAATTGAGGGTGCATTTTTCGGGACAAAAGAAGGCTCTGGAATGCCGTTCAGCGGGAATGCCAATTCCTACGGGTACGTCAGCTTTGACTCCTCCCGCGTCGTCCCGACCGCCGATGAAAACCTCGTGAAAAACACCGCTCTCTTCCTGTCCGTCAAATTCTGACCGCATAACGCACGACTTGCGCGGGCGCTTCCCGAGAGCATGGAGTAACGGCAGCAACGTCGATGCTGGCCGGGCATTCGGGAGTGCGCAGGAGGATGCCNTCNNT